GCCAAACTTTTTTAAGATATAAAATTTATATGTTAATAAATAGTGTAAGTTATTAATGGATAGGTACTTAGAGTGTTAGTAAAAATCTGTTTGCAATACGCTGCACCCCGCTTTTTCTTATATTTACACAGATTTTAGCTATTAAAACATTGATTAATTTTTTATTATATTTGTAAAAAAAAACGAAAGTTAATTAACATGTCAGAAATTTTAAGACAAGTAGAATTTGCAGCAGCGTTAGGGGTTACAAGTGCATCTATCGCAATGGCATTGCGAAATAAAAAGTTAATTAGGCGCGAAGATAAGACCTATGACATTGACGATCCGACCAACCAGTTATGGATACGTGATCAGATTGCTTTAGGCAAAAATTTTGAAATGACAAAAGTTTACGAAAAGCGAAGCAATCAAAAATATAATAGAATAACTCCGCCGGGCAAGAAAAGACAAGTATATAAATTAAAGGAGGTTAAAATAAAGAAAATAGAGGGAGCATTAATTCCTTTCGATGCTGTTAAATCTGTATTTATGTATGCTGTAGAAACGTTTAGAAGTACATATATGCAGGAAGTTGACGCATTAACGAATATATATATAAAAATTTTAGGAGGTGATCAAGTACAGTATGCAGAGTTACAGAAGGATTTGCAAGAGAAAATTAATGCAATTCAAAAACAAGTAAAATCTGATTTGATGCAAGGAATAGATAGTATTCAGAAAGAATATAGTGAGGTGCGGAGTAGGGGTGAGCGAAAATAAAACACCCGAAACATATAATATATTTCGGGTCTTTAATTTAAAAGGTCGCATCTTTTGAGATATTATCAGTTTTTTCATCTGCACTCAAACGCTTGACTTTTTTAAGATAATACATTGTGTAAATTAATTTCGTTATTATTTATTTTTTCTGCCTTAGAAAGCATCATATAGCTTTCAAATTCTTCTTCTGCTGTTTGTGAAGAATAATAAGCATTAATTTCATCACATCCATCACAGAAGCTATTAATGTCGCTTTTATCCGAGATTCTGTTGTCTGATATTGACTGATGCAGAATATCAACATCAATATTATCTAATTCATCATTGTTGAATATATTAACTTCTTCAATGTTCATTTTACTTGTTTCGTTTACTGTTATTGTAAAGTTTTTCATAATTGTATATTTTTAAATTTGTTTAAATCTTAAATCTGGTACAAATATAAAGCTTATTTTTGTATTACCAAAAAAAACTTTACTTTTTTTTAAATTATTTTTGTTACGTATTGTTAAATTATTATATATCAATTAGTTATGATTAAAAAAAATATGAAAAAAAATATAAAAAATTTAGTATTAGAATTATTTGAGGGCATTAAAACAAAAAGGATGCAGTATTCTCCTTCAAAATATGCCGAGCGATATAGAACACTAACGAGTGATGTTAGTAGTGTGCAAGGCAAATTTAAGTACGATATGACCCCTTATTTGCGTGAAATTGTGGATACTCTTTCGCCTTACCATCCTGCAAAAATTACGGCAATTATTAAAGGCGCGCAAATCGGTTTTGCTTTAGACTTAAATACCAAGATACCAACTCCTTATGGATGGTCAACAATGGGCAAAATGAAAGTCGGAGATAAAATATTTGATGAAAAAGGTAATGTTTGCAATGTTACTTTTGCAACAGATGTAATGTATAATAGACAATGCTTTAATGTATTTTTTTCAGACGGTACAAAAATTATTGCAGATGCAGATCACAAATGGGCTGTTACAGATGAAAAAAATTATGATTATAAAAAAGAAAAAATTATAAATACTTTAGAAATATCAAAAACATTTAAGTATAGAAAAAACAGAAATAGATATGCAATTAATAATTCAAAACCTTTAATATTAGAAGAAAAAAATTTACCTATAAGTCCTTATATATTAGGTTATTGGCTTGGAGACGGTAATAGAACAAGCAACAGAATAGTATGTGATAATAATATAGTTGAAGAAATAACATCTTATTTTAAAGAATTTGGAGAGCCTTGTATTTTTGACGGAAAACATTATACATATAATTGTTCAGATATAGTTTTAAAAAGATCGGACGGAAAGTATAATTCAAAAATAAATTATGTAAGATTTGGAGAGCGTGCAGAAAAATTAAATATATATAAAAACAAGCATATACCTGACATATATTTACGTGCAAATATTCAGCAACGATTAGAATTATTGCAAGGCTTAATGGATTCTGACGGAAGTATCACAAAATCAGGCGGTTGTGAATTTTACAATACAGATAAAAAATTAATAGAACAAGTATATGAGTTAATTGCATCTTTGGGCTATAAGCCTGTGTTGAAGAAGAAAAGTGAACCGGGTACGTGTGAAATTATAAAAGGAAAAATTTACAAAACAAAATCTTTATATCGAATTACATTTAAAGCATTTAAAGAATTTCCTGTTTTCAAATTAAAGAAAAAATTTAACAGATTGCCACTTCGCAAAAATACAAGATTTTCGGAAATAGAACGGCGGCGTATAGTGAATGTTGAGAAATGCGAATCAGTTCCGGTACGATGTATATCAGTCGATAGTGAATCACATTTATATTTAGCAGGTAAAAATATGATTCCAACGCACAATACAGAAGGGGTCTTAGTAAACGGCATTTTATGGATAATAGCAAACAATCCGGGCAATATTATGTCCTTAGCGGCAAATGACGACCTATCAAAAGAAATGATAGAAAGCAGATTAGATCAGGGAATTGAAAGTTGTGGAATAACAGACTTAATAAGACCAAACACTATCAGAAAACGAAATCAGCGAACCGGAGATACAAGCAAATATAAAGAGTTTGCGGGCGGTCGATTGTTTGCGGGCGGTCTTAACAGCATAGATAAAATAGGACGGCAAAGGTCTATAAAATTTGGTTTTTTTGATGACTGGGATGTTGCAGTCATTTCTGACAAAAAACAGGGCAATATTTATGAATTATTGCAACAAAGATTCTCTACGAATGCACAGGGAATGAAACAATATTTTATTTCAACGCCTCAAAATAGACCTTCTAACATCGAGCAAGTTTATTTGAAAGGCGATCAGCGAAAGTGGCATGTACCTTGTCCACTTTGTGGTAAATATACAGAAATAATTTGGCAAAGTAATGACCGAAAGTCAGGTATAGTTTACAAAAAAGATTCTGACGGGCGTTTAATTGAAAGCTCAGTAGGGTATCAATGTCCCGAATGTGGTGGCATTTGGAAAGAAAAGCATAAATATAAAGTGAACTTAAAGGGAAAATGGATTGCGACTCAAAAACCTGACCGACCGGGCATGTATAGTTATCACATAAACTGCTTGACCGCTGCCCCGAATATGTACGATTGGACGCATTATGTGAGGCAGTATTTAGATTGTTTTAATTCACAAGGTAAAATAATACAGAGCAAATTAAAAGTGTTTAAAAACGTTGTTTTAGGCGAAGTTTGGGAGGAGAAAAAAACAACAATCAAAAAGAATCAGTTAGCACAGAATATTAGAAATTATGATATAAATATAGTGCCGCACGAGTTGAGTAATTCAGATGGCAATGGTGATATAATTTTATTAACTTGCAGTTGTGATTTGAATGGAACTTTGGATGATGCCCGGCTTGATTGGGAGGTAGTTGGGCATTCAGAAAGTGGTAGTGTATATAGTATAAATCACGGAAGTATAGGAACTTACAAGAGTGGTAGGCGAAAAGAAGATCCGAAACGTAAGAAATTTACGTATCGAAATAATGAGCCTGAAAATGTTTGGGATACATACTATAATGAAGTGATAAATATTGATTACACTACTGAAAATAACGATAGCATGCGAATTATGATGACAGCTGTAGATACAGGGTATTATACACACTATGCGTATGATTTCATTGATACCTATCCGGGTCAGGTTGTCGGAGTGAAAGGAGAAGTAAAGAAAAGTATGCAAAAAGTAGGCATTGACATACCAAAATTCAAGCCGGCAAGGGAACGCCCGAACTTGTATATACTTGCAGTAGAATTGCTTAAGGATGAATTAGCGGATATGATTAGTTTAAAATGGTCTGAAAAATCTGAACAGCCACAGCCCTCAGGATTTATAAATTTTCCTATGCCGAATCACAAGTATCAGAAATATGACAATAATTACTTTGTGCAATATGAAGCTGAAGAAAAAAAGATTGAAACAGACGATGACGGAGAGCCGATCGGTTGGAAGTGGGTAAGGCGACATAGTTCAGCCCCGAACCACTTCTTTGATTGCGCTGTATATAATTTAGCCCTTAGAAAAATAATTTCTAAGAATATTATGAAAGAATTAGGGAAAAATCATAGTACATGGGCTGAGTTTGTGGGGGTTGTTAAGGGTATGAGGTGATCCTTAACAACCCTTTATTTTAATTGTTTAGAAAATCTATAAATTTTCTCTTACTTACCATTGTAAGAAAGCCGTTTGTATGTTTTTCATTGAATAAATTTGAATATTCTTTTATTTCTTTGCGAGGATTCGCTTGATGTTGAATCCAAATTGCCTTTTTGGTTACTGACACTTGTACAATGTCAGTCCCTATTTTTTCACTTAGCATGGAAATGTTAAAATTAGCATTTTTTAATTCTGTCTCGAAATTAAATAGTGTGTTTTTCATAATTTTTATTTTTAAAAGTTTTTAATTGTTTAAATCTGATACAAATATAAAGCTTATTTTTGTATTACCAAAAAAAAGATCACATTTAATACATGATGTATAACATATTTTATGTATATTTGTCAGCAATATGGCGACAAAATTCTATAAATCAGGTGATTACTATTATATAGGAAACGAATTATTTCCTACAAAAAAATGTACAATTTTATTTTCTGATGACGATTTAAATGCAGAAATTAGAATTTTGGACACGCGGGCGGCTGTTGTTCAGATGCAGTCTATCCATGAATATACAGATGAAGCGGGCACACCTTATATAGATAAAGCTGCATTATTAACCGCTACAGGAGAGTTTTTTTCATCAGTAGAAACACCTTCGTCAAGTCCACAAAATCCTTTACCGGTAAGCTTTTCGCCTTTAACGTATGCGGCTAACATTAAAGATTTTGAAACAGATGGAAATTGGTCAGGTGATTTATTTACATTGTTTTCAGGCACGGAGGGGGCTGCAATTCAGAATACAAATTCGGCAGTTTCATTAACAACTAATATATTTACTTCTTCAATAATTCGAGGTGTAAAGCCAAATGGAGATTATGTCAACTTTAACGCAACACAGAAAGGCAATTTTAAGGTAGCACTGGAGGAATATCAAGGTGATGCATTTGGTAGATTAAGGGTTTCAAATCCTTTTACAATTTTTGATAATTCTTTAAATAATCAAAAATACTCATTATTTTGGTCAAGTTTACTTAACGGTTCAGGCTCAATATCACATGATGAAAGTAAAGCAAAATTTACTTTAAAGGTTGGAGCAGTAAATGGTGATTATGCAATTTCACAAACTAAAATGAGATTTCATTATCAGTCAGGCAAGTCTCACGAAGCATTGATAACAGGGCTTTTCAACACAGAAACAGATGTTTTAAAGAGAGTAGGGTTATTTGATGTTGATAATTACAATGCACCTGTTATCACTACGACCCCACAGAATGGCATTGCTTTTGTGAACGATTCAGGAGATTTATATTTTGAAATTTGGAATAATGGTGTAAAGACAGAATCAGTTTTACAAGAAAATTGGAATGTAAATAAGTTGGACGGTGCAGAGGGCGGATTTTTGCTTGATATTGAATCGACAAATATTTTATTTATAGATCTTGAATGGTTAGGAGTTGGAGCAGTAAGATGCGGATTTGTTAGTGATAGAGGAGAGATAGTAGTAGCACATCAATTCAGGCATGTAAGTAACGGATTTACAGATGTTTATATGCAGAATGCAAAATT